TATAACATTTACTATGAACATAATAAATTCCGCAATGAGTTATTGCGTTTAAATTATTAGATTCTTCTAAACATATTAAACAATTTTGCATATTTAATATATAAACATATTTATATTTATATTATAAATCAATTTTTTATATTATCATATATTAGTTAAGTATGTTTGTTTTGTTATTACTTATTCAAACAATCTTTTCGTATATTATGCCAATATACAATCCCAAGACACAAGTTCATTTACATTTAGAAAAATTTAACAATGAATTCAATTTGTATCATATTGGGATTAGTTTTAAAAATGAAGATACTATTTTAAGATATGATTACAGACCATTTTGCGACCCCACAAAATGCGAATATAAAACAATTAATAATATTGGTGTTTCTAGTACTAGTGCAATTAGCGTTATAAATAAAGAACTGCGATTTATTGACAAACTATATAACTTTTATATTCCAGAAACTTTGGCAAATAAAACTATATATTGGGGTGAAACTAGCAAAACATTGGACGAAGTTGTAGAATTTGAAAAAACTCTACAAAAAAAATATATACTTGGTATTAATGATTGTCGTCATTATGTTAATCGTTTTTCGCGTTGGGCACTAAATAAACGCACTCCTATTTGGAAATTAGATAAATTATGGAACCAATCATTTTGAAAAATAATTATCCAATGTTCTTTGAATTAGTCTCTTTGGTGGAGGTTCGCCATTTATATATGCGTTTATATACCTATTAAAAGTAATAAAATTTAAAAGCATAAGAATAAACACAACTACTATAAATAATATATTAAAATTTTTGTTTTTAACAAACCCCATATATAGTATAAAATTATAATTATTATAAAATTATAATTATATATAGTAATCTAGTTTTTACTTATTTTTAAAAAATTTCTTCCAATTTTGCTTGTAACAAACATTCCAATTCCAGAAGCTATTTGAAAATAAAATATATCTGTTTTCTTGGTACAGCAAAGTAAATAACCAGATAAAATAACAAAGACTAAGAAAAACATCCAAAACAAACGAGTATAAAAATCCATATTTTATATAGCGTGATAAAAAATAATAAAAATATATCTTTAGTATATATAAAATGCGAAAAACTAGAAGTATATAACTTAATATATATTTAGTGATTTTTTTTAATATTATTTTAATATATAAACAAATGCCAAGTTTTGGACTCAAGAGGAGAGGGAAGAGAAGGCGTGCGGCAGCAGCAGAGGAAGAGCGTCTTTCGCGTTCGAATTCAGAGTATAGTTCTGATGATGATACATCTGAGCGCGAGAAAAGCAAAGAAACCATTCGCCACACATTAAATCCGTATAGTCAAGCCACCACTACTGGTCAGTCATGGAGTGAAAGAATATTTGGTAAAGGATTAATGCGTAGAACAACAAGAAATAAAGGTTCAAAAAAGAGACGTGGTCGCGGCAAAAGAACAGCAAGACGTAGTCGTAGACATTAAATTATAATCCAAATTTTATTTAAAAATTGATTTATTATTATACTAGCTTTGTTTATAGTATAATAATATGGAGTTATCAAAATTAACTAAGTCAGAACTTCTAATAAAATGCGAAGAACTTGGAATTAAAAAATGTAAATCTAAAAGTAAAGATGATTTAGTTAAATTAATTAAAAGTTTGTCTAATGAAAATAGTGAAGCATTAGTTAGCGAAGCATCCGTTAGCGAAGCATCCGTTAGCGATAATAATGTTGTTACTACAATTATAAATAATCCTAGCATAACTATTGAAAATATGTGCGGACTCGAATACTTGAAAACATTGGATCCCAATTCTATTGATTTAATATTAACAGACCCACCATATATTATATCTAAAACAAGTGGTCTAGATAAGCATTACAATAATGTTAAATACAATGAAGAAAACAATATTAATGAAGTTAAGACAGAAGAACAATGGATTAACTATAAACAGCAAAATGCTATAGAAGATGATTCACAAAAAAACAATTATATAAAATATGGTTCGCTATATGGAAAAAAATATTGTGTGAAAACTGATTATGGAGATTGGGATAGTGATTTTACTTTGACTATTTTAGAAAAATTCATTGAACATTATTATAAAGTATTAAAAAAAGGAGGAACTTTAATAATGTTCTTTGACTTATGGAAAATCACAAACCTAAAAGATATACTAGAAAAATATAATTTTAAACAAATTAGATTTATTGAATGGATTAAAACAAATCCACAACCAAGAAATAGTAAAGTAAATTATTTAACAAATAGTAGAGAGATTGCGCTATTAGGTGTTAAAGATGGTTGTCCAACATTTAATAGTGCGTATGACAACGGAATATATTATTATCCATTACAAGGCGGAAAAAATAGGTTTCATCCTACACAGAAAAGTTTAACACTATTTGAAGAACTCATTAAAAAACATTCGAATGAAGGCGATATAGTATTAGATACATTTTTGGGGTCAGGAACTACAGCCCTTGCGTGTAAAAATACTAAGCGCAATTTTAAAGGATGTGAACTTAATAAAGCATATTATGATAAAATAGTACCACTTTTATAATTTTAATCATTATAATATAATTTACTTACAAATTGTTAATAATAAAATGCTCTTGAAACAACGTAAGCAATTTTTCGAAACACCAACGAAATTTAATACAATCACGTTTATTATGAACTTGAAATTCACCAATAGTTATTCCATCTATGCTAATAGAAGAACTTTCATTCCATAATTTATTTTTTTCATTATGACTAAAGTTAATGCTATAATTTGACCAATTTATATGCTCTTTTAATACTATAAACGCCAATAAATTTTTATGTTTATTGTAATAAAGTATAGGACAATCAAATGTATGCGCACTATAGACTTGTAATAAATTAGTTATATTATTTATAATATAAAATTTTATTTGTTCTAAACTAGTAGTTGGATCTAGTGCGAAAAATTCACAAAATTTCTTGCGCGAGGGTTGCCCTATAACTTGTGGACAGACTTTACCATCTTTTTTGGTTGTTTTAGCACTTAAATGGATGTTTTTGTCGTCTATACATTCAAAATCATATTTGCTTCCGCGACTAGCACAATGTTTAATAGCATAAGGAAACACATTTTTTAGATTAATAAGTTTATTTTTGAGAGAATGTGCCTCTTCTAAACTATATTTGTAATTTCCATCATAAGGTATGTCATAGCATAAACATAACGCCATTTCAAATATTTTACCTAAATCTTCTGTAAGCACTTTTTTGGTTGTTGTTGTTGTTGTTGTTGTCATAAGTGATTATTATAGTTATTATAATAATAACTATAATAATATTAAACCCTAAATTCAATTTTATTTATACATTAACCATTAAATAGCGAACTCATTTTTATATGCGCCTCATTATAATATTTTTTTCTATATTCTCTCATTGTTTCATCTTTAATGCGTGTTGTTTTAAAATAATTATATGTTTTATTTTCTTGTAATAATTCTATTATAAAATATAACGCATACATTCCACATTGTCCATCTCCATATTGATGTGTGAAACCTTCGTTATTATCGGCTACTAATTTAATATTTAGATTATGTGCCTGATTTACTATTCTCTCAATTAAAACTTTGATTTGTTTTGGTGTTTTACTTCCATTGCTATCAAAATAAAAAATAAATTTTTTATCCAAATCCAAAAATAATGCTATCCAATGTTGTCCAGGTTTATTATGGGGGTCAGTATTAAATATTACACCTATTTTACTAATTTTATTTTTTATATGTTCCTCTAAATTGAAATTACACAATTGCTCCCATACACAAGTTGAAAACAACTCTTTTGAGTCAAAATCTATTGGCGATGGTCCTATAAACTTAAAGTTCTTATTTGATTTTTCATATTGCTTCATTATTTTTATTATATCCACACTAGATAACCAAGTATTTGGTTTTGTAGACCATCTTTCCGGAGAGAAAGGTTTAAATATTTCTTTTACTAACAATTCACTATTATTAACTTTATTTAATGGACTATTTTTTAACCAACATAATTCATCATAACATTGTTTATTTAATTTGTTTTTAAAAAATTCCCATATTTCTTTGCTATTATTTGTAACTATTTTATCGCTATTATTTGCGTTCCATACATTTTTAAATAATTGTAAATTGCTCCTTGAATAGCAAGTAAAATCTTTTAACTCTTGGTCTATATTTTTGCTTTGATATGGCGAACATTTTAGTTTATTAAATTGTTTATTATATTTACGAGTTGTTCTTTGTTTATGTCTATGTAAACGCATTTTAAATGGTGATTTTTTTAATGTTTTTGGTAATACTTTTTTTGTTTTTGTAAAATTTTTATATATGTTATTTGTAACATTAATCATAATACTTAATGTTTTGCTAATTAATATATAATTATAAAAAAATTATTCCCTTTTTTGTGGAAGTATTTTTTTATTATATTTATTTGATTTTCTGACAACAAATAAATCTAAATTTTGTATTTTTTTTGAAGTTTCATTTTGTGGACACATACAATTAATAGTTTCGGCAGTTATATTAAAATCACCAACGCTTTGATTATTTACACTACTATTTGAGTATTCTTTTAGTTCATCTTTT